CCCCTAGCGCCCCAGAAAATTGACATCTACTCGCCAGTCGCGTAAAACGCGCGTTAGTGGCTACTAACCTCCCTGATTTTGCTTGGCCTGCCGACCTACCGCGCACTTGCTCGCGGCAGATGTTGGTTCTCGCCGTAAAAGCGTGGGCTACGGGTGCCAAGACCGACGAGTTGTCGGAAATACTGAATATTCCCTACCAAGCCGTCAAGCGATTCACCCGTCACCCTGGCTGGCACCAGGTCGTACGCCAGCTTCGAGGCGTGCTTGACGAAGAGGTTGAGAACAAGCTGCAACGCAACCTGCGCCTTTCGCTGGAAGAACTGGAAGATCGCTTGGAGAACGGCAACAAGCACGTTAACAAGAAGGGTGAAGAAGAACGTCGTCCGCTTTCCGCCGCGGACCTTTCCACAATCGCTGCCACGCTATTCGACAAGCGCACCACGGCACGCAAGATGGTCGACGGCATTCCCGACGAGCCTACCGACATCAAGAAGTCGCTGGATGACATTGCCAACATCCTGCGCAAGCACAACAGTTTCGCTTCGCACGTTCCCCAGACCATCGATATCGAGCCTGACTCCGCTGAGGAAGCTGCGTGAACGAGAAGCTGATCTTCGACGAACATCTGATGGAAGGATTCGTCAAGGCTTTCTTGCTGGATTCATTCGACAATGCCCGTCCGATTGCCGGCTTCCATCGGGAATGCTGGCGCATGGTGACATCGGGCGAGCGCAAGGTGGCTATAGCGGCACCGCGGGAACATGCTAAATCCACGGCGATCACTTTTTGCTACGTTCTTGCCGCGTTGTTATTTCGGCAGGCGGAGTTTCCGGTGCTGATCAGCAAGACGTACACCATTGCCGTGGAATTCGTGCGAACGCTCAAAGACACCCTCTTGACCAACGAGAAGATTCAGCGGTCGTTCAAGTTCAAGCGGTTGGTAAAGGATTCGGAGAATGACTTCATTGCTGAATTCGAGGGTGGGCATCAGATTCGCGTGATGGGCGCTGGCATGGATCAGCCTATTCGCGGTTTGAAATGGGGGAGTAAACGCCCGGATCTCGTCATGCTCGATGACGTGGAGGATGACGAGGAAGTTTTATCTGATGATCGGCGCGAGAAGGCGTTGAACAAGTTTCTGTCGGCTATCATGCCGTCGGGCAGCAGCAAGACCAAGTACCGCATTGTGGGCACGGTGCTGCATATCGACTCGCTTTTGGAAAATCTGCTGAACGACGCAACGTGGATGAGCAGACGCTACGAGGCGCACGATGACAACTTCAAGAACATCCTGTGGCCGGAGATGTTCGACGAGAAGCGGCTCAAGGATATCCGTGATGGGTTTGCTTCGCACGGGAAACTCGACAAGTACAACATGGAGTATCGCAATCGGCCTACGGATCGTTCGGCGGCGCTGTTTCGGGAAGAAGATTTTGTGGGGATGAATGACAGCGATCGGTTGGCGGTGCGTGAGAACGACTGGCCCATAGCTGTCGGTGGTGACTTTGCCATCAGTGTCAAGGCGCGGCGCGACTTTACGGTGTTCATCGTGGGCGTGCTGGGGCCGGATGGGGTGTTATATATCGTGGACTGCATACGGGAACGGATGGGCGAGCAGGATCATGAGGCGGAAGGGGTGGTGACTCGGATGTTCGAGATCGAGGACATCTATCGCAACTGGACGAAAGGGCGTCCGTTGCAGTGGTTTGAGGAAGATGGCAGCATTCGCAAGGCGCTTGGGTATGCTTTGGAGTTGGAGATGCAGATGCGGGATGTGTATTTGAATTTGTGTCCGCAGAGTCCTGGGACCACGGACAAACGGATGCGTTCCATGCCCATTCGGGGTAGGATGCGGGCCAAGATGGTTAAGTTCGACACGGAAACCGAGTGGTTTCACAACCTGCAGAACGAGTGTCTTGAGTTCGATCGCGGCAAACATGATGACCAGGTGGATGCGTTGTCGTGGTTGGGGATTGGCATTTCCACCATGACTCGTCCTGCTGACGATGCGGAATTGGAAGAAGAAGAATTCACCTTGCGCCGACGGCACGTCAGTCGTGCGGGTGGTCGGAACAGGGTTACGGGCTACTAGGAGTACCCATGCAGTTCACATCCAGATTGAAGCTCGAGGGTGCCGATGGCGTCATTCAAGCGAAAAATATCGCTGAGATGCTCACCCCCAACGAGTGCTCATCCCTCGCGGCGGAGGTCATTGACGGGTACAACGATGACAAGCAGTCACGTTCGCAGTGGGAAACGGACTACGCGCAGGCGATGGAGCTTGCCTTGCAGGTGGTAGGACAGAAAACAGAGCCGTGGGAAGGGGCGTCGAACGTCAAGTTTCCCCTGATCACGATCGCGGCGTTGCACTTCCACGCCAAAGCGTACCCCATGCTGATTCCGGGGCCGGATGTGGCCAAGTGTCGCGTCATTGGTAACCCCACCAGCGAGAAAATCCAGCGTGCGGCGCGTATTTCGACGCACATGAGTTGGCAGTTGCTCGAAGAGGACGAGGATTGGGAAAGCGAGCACGACAAAACCATCCTGGTCACTGGCGTCATGGGTTGCGCGTTCAAGAAGAGCTATTTCGACCCATTCCAGAAGCACAATACCTCGCGTCTGGTGTTGCCGAAGGATCTGGTGGTCAACTACTGGACTAAAGGCAACGTCAACCTGGCTCCACGGGTGACACAGGTACTCGAGTTGTTTCGCAATGAGATCAAGGAGCGGGTGGTTGCTGGGTATTACTGTAACCACGAGAAAACCTTTTCGGTTGATGCCCCCAGAGTCGACCCGATTAAGACTGCGGTTGACCAACGGCAGGGGATCACGCCTCCGGTGGACGACGACACTACGCCGGCCCAGGTGCTCGAGCAGTTGTGTTGGTATGACCTGGATGGGGATGGTTACGCTGAACCGTACGTGGCGACGGTGGAGAACGGGGCGGCGAACAGATTGCTGCGTCTCAAGGCCCGATTCAACAGCGCCGATGTGCAGAAAGCCTCCAAGGGTACGGTACAGCGCATCGAGCCGATCAAGATCTACACCAAGTACGAACTGATTCCGGCGCCTGACGGCGGGTTCTATCCGTTGGGCTTCGGGCGGTTGCTTGGTCCCATAAACAACGCTGTGAACACGATGATCAACCAGATCATCGACGGTGGCACGCTGTCAAACTACGGCGGGGGGTTCCTTGGGCGTGGAGCGCGGTTTGTGGGTGGGTCGAACACGTTCAAGCCGCAGGAGTGGAAGCAGGTCAACAGTACGGGCGATGATTTGCGGAAGAACATCATCCCCCTGACGGTGCGCGAGCCTTCGGCAGTGTTGCTGCAGATGCTCATGTATCTGGTGGGTTACGGTGAGCGGATCGCCAGCGCCAACGAGCTACAGATGGGCGAGGACATCGGGCAGAACACGCCGGCAGCGACTGCGCGGACCATGAACCAGAACGGATCGCGGATCTTCGCGGCGTGCTACAAGCGGCAGTGGCGAGCGTTGCGCGATGAGTTACGGGTACTGTACCGACTCAATTCCATCTATCTCGAAGTGGACAACGAGTACGAGAATCTGAGCACGGGTGAGGGTGCCATGATCCGTGCTGACGATTACCTTGGTTCGCCAACGGACGTACGGCCCGCGGCGGATCCTACGATGGTCGACGACGACCAGCGGAAAGCCCAAGCGAACTACCTGCTGTCGTTGGCGTTCAAGATTCCGGGCTTCAACCGTTACCTGTCGACGCGACGGGCGTTGGAGGCCAATGGGGTGCAGGACATTGACAAAGTGTTCCCGGCGCCGCTTGTGGACCCGAAAAACCCGCAGGCGATGCCAGATCTGCCATCGCCACCCGATCCGAAAATGCTGGAGATCCAGATCAAGCAGGGAGAGTTGCAGTTGAAGCAGCAGGAGCAGCAGGTTGCTTCCATGTCGGCGCAGATCGAGATCAAGAAAATGATCATGGAGATGCAGCAGGAAGCAGCAGAATCGCAGGCGCGAGTGATGGAGTTGCAGGCCAAGGCAGTCAAGGAACTGGCAGAAGCCAAGGGCGTCGAGACAGGGCACATGGTAGGTATCCTGCAGGTAGAGATGCAGGCAGAGAAGCTACGTTCGGACAAGATGCTGAAAATGATCGACATGATGCAGGGGCATTTAGAAGGTATGGCCAAGGTAGGTAGTGACCACGTACTAAAACTCATGGAGCAAGCAAATGCCGGAAATTCAACTAACGGATCAGGATCACCAGGAGTGGCTGCAGCACCCGCAGTCGGTGGATTTATTGCGCCGCCTGCACCTGGGCTTAACTGAAAAAAAGGAAGAGTGGGCCGCGCGACGGTTTACCCGCGAGTCGATGGAGGAAGGGGCACTGGCCAATGCGTTTGAGTTGGGTGGCGTCACTGCCATCCAGGAAGTCATCGACACGATCGAGGGGAAGAAATGATGGAGAACACTTCGGGGTATTGGCCGATCGAGGATCGGGTACTGGTCAAGCCGGTGGTGATGGAAGAGAAGACTGCGGGCGGGATCGTACTTGCGCAAGACACGAAAAACACGGAAGACATGGCGTCGATGCACGGTACGTTGATTGCCGCGGGGGAAGAGGGTCTGACGCGCATGAAGAAACACGGTATCAGTCTCGGTGAACTCATTCTCTACGCCAAGTACGCGGGCCAGGTGTTCAAGGGGAAAGACGCAGCGAACTATCGGATTATGAATGCAGGAGACGTAGTAGCGCGGGCAGAAGGCACGTTCGGAGATACTTTCAAGGCTCGAGTACCTATCAAGCCCGCAAGTTGACAAGCTAAGATAACCCGAGTAAAAGGAGTCCCACTATGCTTGAGCAAGTGCTCACTACGCCCGAAACACCCCCGGAAGTGCCGCCTCAAGGCGAGATACCTGCCGGCGACGCGGGGAAAACTACCCCCGAAGATGACTCAACACCGGAACAAAAAGAGGCAGCGCGTGGCCAAGGTTGGCGTGACGTCGACGAGTTTGATGGCGAACCGACCAAGTTTGTAGGAGCCAAGGAGTATCTCGACCGCGCGGAGAAGATTCTACCGATCTTGCGGGCGCGGGAGCGCGAAGGCAAAGCGGAAGTAGAGCGGCTCAGACAGGAAATAGCGGATCTGAAAAAGGATTCGCAGGAACAGATCAAGTTCGCGGATACGCGAGCGCGTAAGGAACTGCAGGAACGCTACGATGTTTTGAAAGTGAAGCGTGCGCAAGCGGTGAGTGATGGAGACGGGGCCGAGTTCGATCGCATCGACAGTCAGATGAACGAGTTGACGCGCGAGGCGCAACCGAAAAAGGTCGAGGTTCCCCCAGATGCCCATCCTCCTGCGTTGAAAGCAGCGAGTGAGGCGTTCCTCGAGCGAAACAAGTGGTTTCAGACCGACGAGCGCAAAAACCGCATGGCAGTCGTCATGTCGCAGGAGATCCTGGCTAAACGTCCAGATCTCAAGAATAACCCCGAGTTCTTCCCCGAATTGGAGAAGCAGCTACGCAAAGAGTATCCCGAGATGTTCGGGAATACCAGGCGTGCTGCAGTTGATCCTATGGTAGACGGAGATACCCGGCCTGCGGCGCAACGCACCAACGGCAAAAAGGGCTACCGTGATCTGCCCAAGGATGCGCAGGAAGCTGCCAAGCGACAGGTCAAAAACGGCTTGTGCAAGAGTGAGCAGGACTATGCCGACAACTATTTCAGTACCTACGGAGACGAGTGATGACCGCAACCAATGAGCAGGCTGCGCGACTCGCGGCAGCAATGGCCGACGGTACCGACGACGAGATCTTTGCCGGCGCGGAGATTGCGCCATCAGCAGTTGCGGCAGAGGGTCCGACGCGGGAAGAGATCGAGAGTATCCGTGCCAATCGGCAGCGTCTCGATGGGCGGGTAGAGAAACTGAAAGTGTACGGTTCGCTCCCCGGCTATCACATGCACATCTTCAACGAGGATGGCGCTCGCTTGGACGAAGCGCAACGCAGCGGCTATGCCTTCGTGAAACGCAAGGAAATCCAGAATGTCGGACGCGATGTGGCGAGCTTCAACACCGACCCCGGTGAGAATGTGCGCTTCGTCGTGGGCAAGCGTGATAACGGGAACCCGATGTACGGGTACCTGATGAAGATCCCCGAAGAAATTTTCCAAGACGATCAAATGGCTATGGAAGCCTACAACTCTGGCGTGGACGGCGCGATCCGTCGCGGCAGTGTTGGCACGAAAGACGAAGCTACGTCGGACACCAAGCAACGCTATATCCCAACGTCAGGCACGACATACTCGCCTGATAAACCTTCCTTCGTTCGATAGGAGATTTCTGAATGGCTCTTAACAGGCCCTTTGGACTGGCTATCCTTCGGGGCGGCGGCGTGAACAACTATGACGGACAGACTGTTCGTTATCGTATTCCGTCGACCGACGGTTCGGCTTTCTACATTGGTGACCACGTACGGCAAGTTGCGGGTGCGGATACTGTGGGCGTTCCCAACGTCCAAAAAGGTGCCGGCACGCTGTTGCAGCGCGGAGTCATGGTTGGTGTGGAGAACCCCACTGTTGGTGGCGTCTCGATCCAAGGCACAGTCATTGATTCAACCATTACCAGCGTACCCGCGACCAAAACGCGGGACTACTACATCTACGTTTGTGATGATCCATCAGTTGTGATGATGATGCAGGATGACGGTATCACGAGTGGAAACCTCGTGGCAGCGTCGGCAAATCTGAATTCGTCGAGTACGATCGCAACCCCGTCGCTGGGGTATCAGCTTTCTGCCAACGTACTACTGTCGTCGTCGTTCGCCGCGTCGGCTGCACTGCAACTGAAACTCATTGGACTGGCGCAGTCGCCCGTCCTCCCCGGTGGCTCCGCAAACGCATTTGGTGCCTTTGCTGTGTGGGTTTGTCGTTGGAACCAACACGAGCTTATGGGCAACCAAGTCGGCATCTAAGGAGGCATCATGGCTGGCGGCGTAATCACCACTGGTGCCCACCCAAAACTGCTTTGGCCTGGCATCAAATCCATTTGGGGTCGTACGTACGATCAGTACGGCACTGAATACACGGATCTGTTCGATACGGTATCGTCCGACAAGAACTACGAAGAGTATCTCGAGGTCGGCGGTTTCGGACTGGCGCAGATCAAACCGCAGGGGCAAGGCGTGGCGTATGACTCGGAAGCTCAGGGTCAGACGATGCGTCTCACCAACGTCACACTGGCTCTCGGGTATGTAGTCACCTGGGAAGAACTGAACGACAACCTGTACGAAGTTGTGAGCAAGCGGCGAGCGATCGCCAACGCGACTTCGATGCGTCAAACCAAGGAATTCATTGGTGCGAACATCTTCAATCGCGCATTCAACGCCACGTATGTTGGCGGCGATAACGTGGCGATGTGTTCGACGGCGCACCCGCAGATCTACGGTGGTACGTTGGCGAACAAGCCGACTGTCGACGTTGATCTGTCGGAACAGGCGATCGAAGATGCGATCATCGGTATCATGGGGCTCACGGATGCTCGTGGCCTGCTGATCAAGCTGATGCCGCGTTCGCTGCATGTAGCACGGCAAGAGTGGTTCAACGCCAACCGGATTATGAAGTCGATCCAACAGTCCGGTACGGCGAACAATGACCTGAACATCCTGCGCGTGACCAACGCGCTGCCGGAAGGTATCAAGGTCAACCACTACTTCTCGTCCGCGCACGCCTGGTTCATCCGTACCATGTTCGCTGCTGAACAAGGGCTGATCTACCAGGAACGCACTCCGGTTCAGTTCGACCAGGACAACGATTTCGACACGAAGAACGCGAAAGCAGCTTCGTTCGAGCGTTACGTCTTTGGTTGGGGTGACTGGCGCTCTGTCTGGGGCGTGAACGGGCCATAGCCCGTTGTGGTATTCTCCGGGGAGCTTCGGTTCCCCGGAGTTCGGTTGAAGGCGTGCAACGCGCCTGTTGGACCCCAAGCAACGCTCCCCCGTACGTGCATGGCAAGCCTTTCGCTCGCCCTCCATACAACAGCATTATAGGAGACTCTCATGTATCAAGTTCCAAGTCGTTTCTATGGTGGCGTGACCAACTCGGGTCCGTTTCCATTCGCTCTGCTGGGTAATTACCCCAACCCTTTGCCGATGGTGTCGCCGGTTGACTTCGACGATTTTATGGGTACGTACACCGCGGCTGACTGGACGATTCAGCAGACCGGTGCGGGCACGACTGCAGATACCGCGGGCAACGGAGGTCTGATTCTCCAGACCACGACTGCGACGGGCAGCGATCAGCAAGCCAATGTGCGTCCGACGGCGAAGTTTGCGTTTATCGCGGGTAACCAGTTC